TCTTTCCAGTAGAAGTCTCACCAGCAATGGCAGTGATCTTATTAGAAGAAACGCCACCATAAATGGAACCGCTAACAAGCGCATTGAAGATATGACTTCCTGTATCAATGAATCTTTCTGTTTCATCTATATCCGCTGCGATTTGGGTGTACTCATCGCCAATTTCTTTAACTATCTCTTTTAAAAAATCCATTATGTAAAAAATAATTCAAGGTTTACAGTTTTTTCAACATTCCAACCAATTGCATCAAGAATCGTTTTAAGTGGCTCTACGAAACTCTTCTCAAATTGTAGATCATAATCTATGTATTTGTCAAGTCCAAGTTCGTGTGGAAAGTCTTGTATGAATGATAAAACATTCTCTTGTATCAGATTTGGTTTCTTTAAGTATAGAAACTTAATCTTTTCACCATTTGCTATAAGTGAATATTTATTAGTCAACTTCTTTTGTTTGATATAATGGTTGAATAATAATGCACCCCGACAATGTATAGGTGTGCCCTTACCATAGATGGTTGTATGACTATGATATTTCTTTACATCCGATACTGTTCTTGGAAAGGCAATCTCTTCCGGAGGAAGTGATTTAAATTTAGTTCTTGATTCGTCTATAAAATCAATTACTTCTTCCTCAGTTCCATTCATCATGAGTTTGAGTGCATCACGAATCATAGTACGACAAGGGGCAGGAGTTGAAGATTTGACTGCTTCAATTCCCATAATTTTTAACTTCGGTTCTTCATACCTTACACCCTCACTATCCCAGACATTAAGAATATATCTTTTCTTTGCTGTCCATATACCACGATCTGCGATGTTCTCTCGTTTCATAAACATCTTTTGATCATACGCATTTACGTAAGTCGCCAACGCTTGGTAAGAACTCTCAATATACTTTTCAAATTCCACTTCACACACCTTGTTAAGGAACGACACAATGCTCGCAGCATCCTTTTCTCTGCCTTCGTATACCCTATTGACAAGATCACCCAAGTTGAGATAGATACTATCAGTATCACTAGCAATAACATAATCTACATCCTCCGTTTTTAGTATTTTGTTGAGATAAGAGTTCATACGATTCTCAATCCAACGGATTGATACCTGACCAGAAAGAGTAATCGCTTCCGCATTTGCGAGTTTATAATAGCGAAAGTATTGATTACCAATCGCACCATAGGCACTATTCAGTTGAATCTTTCTTGCCATCTGAATATTATTACATCTAGCAATCTCCTTCTCAAGTTTCTTGGTTGGAGTTTTTTCATATGCCTGTTTTGCTGCAAGCATCTTTTTCTTATAAACAGTTCGATCTTTGTAAATCTTTTCCATCAACTCTGGTAGAAAACCACGAACATCCTTTCGATACATTGCACCATTTGCACATACAGCAGTATCTTTGTACAATTCAAAGTTTATATCTTCTGCAAGAATTTTATCAACAGTTGCTGAAGGATGCTTTTGATCAATCAAAGTTTCTGGTGAAATATTATATTGCATAATCAAATGAGGATATAGACTATTCAAGTCAAAGGAAACAACCCAATCATACTTGCCAGGTTTAGGTTCTTTCACATAAGCACCAGCATACTTTTCATCCTTTTCACTTCTATCTTTTGGTGGTATAACAATGTTTCTCTTCTTCAAATAATTATAGATGATGGTGTCCCACATTCTTACTTGATACATTACATCCTGATAGTTAACTTTGGCATCATATGCCATAGTCAATGCAAGTTCAATCAGTTTCATCTTGTCCTCAAGTCTATCAACAAGTTCAACGTCAATGATGTTGTAATCTACAAACTTCTTCCAATTACCACTGTAAAACTCTTTGAATGTATCAAATTCAGAGTGATCTAATTTCTTTTGCCCTAATTCTACACTAGCAATATAATCCAATCTATATGACTCTTGTGCCTTGTAAGTAAACTTCTTATACAACTCAAGATAATCAAGAGTTGTCATACCAGCAATATCATAAACATTATATCTTCTACCAGAGATATAAATTTCATCTTGTGATACTAATCCCCAAGGTGATAGTAATTTACATTTCTTATTTCCCATAATCCTACTGATTCTTCCACAAAGATATGGAATATCATACAATCTGACATTCCATCCAGTAATAACATCAGGTGGATTTTTAGACCAATGATACAAGAAAGAATTCAACATTTCAATCTCATCACTGAAGTGATAATAAGTTACATTATCTTGAGTAGGAACATATGGTTTTCTACCCCAAGTAGTAATCTTTTTTGTAGCATAGTCTTGTAATGATATTGTCAACATCTCTTCAGAACAAGACTCAGGATCAGGGAATCCTTGTTCAGCCTTGACCTCAATATCCATTGTCACAAGATTAATTTGACTGATATCAAACTTTACTTCATCTTGAGGATATTTGTCTGATAAGTATTGAAAGATATATCTATTGTTGCCAAATATTTTAAATCCATCTACACCATCATACTTCTTGTAGAACTCTCTACAATCTCTTACAGTACCAGGTTTAACTGGTTCAACACTCACACCATCAAGTGTTTTATATTTTGTCTTCTTATTTGATTTGACAAATAATGTAGGGGAATATTCTTCTTTGTATATTTCTCTCTTGCCATTTACAACTTCACGAACCAAGAAGTTGTTACCAATCATTTGAACATTGGTATAAAACCTCATTCTTCTATCACACTCTCATATTTCTTTACTATTTTACTATTAGGGTTAACTAAAGTCAATATCTTATCAGATGAAATCATAAAAGTATTTTGAGTGGTTACATTTAATAACCAAGGAGAGAGGGTTTCATTCTCCTGATCATAAACAAAAGGTTCTGTTAACTTACAATCAGGACCTCCTAATTCACTCTGGACTTCCTCCACTTGTGTCACTATCATTTCCTTTGTCACTAGGACTAGAACTTTCAGATTTTCTTTTTTCATAATTTTCACATGCTTTTGTATATAGTTCTTTAAGTTTTGGTTGAGGTTCTACTATACTGATAACCCAATCTGCTACCACAGGTATTGTATCTTCATTAGCAAGAGGCAACCAAGGTAATAATTTGATTGATACTGGTGGTGTTTCTACTTCTTCAATTTCATCATCAGCTTCATCTTCATCCTCACTTGTTGTGAGTATTGCTCTACAAGGATTTGTAAAATAGTATCCTACCACTGTTTTTTTATCAGTTACCATTTCACCTATATCTGAAATGACTTCTTCTCCTGATTTTAGTAATGCAAGTTTTATTGTCATGTTTTTATACAGTTAATAACATTATAACATAAAAAAAGGGGGTTGTCACCCCCTAGTTATTAAAGATAGTCTTTTCTAGCATGATGCTCTGGAACTACCTTACCCAATGTGGCAATTAATAGTCCATCTGCAAAAGTAACATCTTTTACTTCTATATCATCAGAAAGAGACCATTCTCTTTTAAATGATCTTGATGCAAGACCTCTATGAAGATATTCTTTCTCTTCTTTATTTTCTTTAGTTCCTTCTACCACTAACTTACCATATTCAGTGTAAACTTTAATTTCTTTTTTCTTAAATCCAGCTAGAGCAATTTCTAATCTAGATTCTACATTGCTTACATGAACAATATTGTAAGGTGGATAACTCTGTTGTTGACCTACATTGAAGATATTTTCAAAGTAAGTATCTAGACCAATACTATTCTTAGTGATCCTATCCATTAGATCCCCAAGATCAGCAGTGCCATATCTTTGTAAACCGTAGGGGTTGTCCATAATTGTGCCTCCTTTAAAAGCGAGTATTTTAGAATGTGAACCTGTTAAGCATTCACACTACTAATTATACAAGAACCACTCTAAAAGGTAAGGTGGAGAACTGTACTTTATGATACAGTTTCCTCTACTTTATTCTTCTTTCCTATATTATATTTCTGTTCTAACTTCCACTCATTCTTATCTTTGTAAGGTAAAACCTTAATTTGATTTAATGGTGCTATGTCTTGTATTGATTCTTCTTTTAAAATACTAATGAGGCCCCAGTCAGAAAGGAGACGAGTAATACGATTCCTACGCTGAACATCGTTAATAGTAAGATTAGCGAACTTTCCATCTAAAGCAAATAACTCCTTAAAATGTACTATGAAGTATTTACCTTGTTTATGTAAAATATGACAACTTTGGTAAAGTTTTTTTTCTTTTCTTGATGCAACTCCAATTCTTGTTAGAGTTTCTCTCACCTTAAGAAAGTCATCTGGTTCATTCAGTTTGACCTCAATCATTTTATCTTGAGACCAATTAACCTGAGGTTCAATACTTTGAGTCATTTTTTACCACCAATTTCAAGTCGTTGTTTAATAAAGTTTATTTGCTCATTTGATAAAATCTTCAAGACTTGTAATGCTTTCTCATTACTATAACCATAGTATTGTTTAACATAATCCAAATCTTCAATCTTATCCTTCCTAAGCCAAGGGGAAAATCGCTTTCTTTTCCTCACAGTATTTAGATAAAAAGAATATTGAAGGTCTTTATCTATAAAGTGATATTTGTTCATTTCATTAACTAACAATACACAGTCTAGATGTCCTGACAAACAACGATTGATAATGTATGGTGAATAACTTATTTTAGATGTAGGATCTGCCTCTAATAAATTTTCTTTTGTAAGATTTATTGAGTTCAACCAATCCTTCAATTCATAGGTCATGAAGGTTCTAAATCATAGTTAACTACACATCTTATATTATTCTGAGGTTGTTCTGCTGTATGATATAAAGTTCCATCAAATATTACCATTCTACCTTGTTTTGGTGTAACTTTTTCTTTAATTGTATATGATTTTGCTTCTAATCCTAGATCCTTTCTTTCATTATAGATTATTGTATCACCATCACTATCACAAACATAATAAAGAGCTACTATATGTTCTTTACCTTGATCAAGATCTATGTGTGGTGTATCAGGAGTTTTATCCTTTAAATGTAATGGAAATTGTAAGAAAGAACGTCCTTGAAGAATTTTTAAATTATCAAAATCCATTTTCTTACAAACTTCTGAGAGCATGGGTACAAATAAATTATTCAATTCATCATCCTCATCTTCTCCCCAATCTAATCCAGCATACTCATGAGTAAATGCCCATCTCTTTTGTTGTCTTTCTGCATAAGCATCTGTAACATCAGAAATAAAATACCAATCAAAAGCAATCTCTTGATCTTCCCATAAAAAATCACTATTTCCTATTAAAATATTTTTAATTTCTTCTTGATATTCTTTATCAATAAAGTCATCTATGACTGTTACATCTTTATCTAATTTCATAATTAAAAAGCATTAGTTCTTTTCTATCCTTTTGATCTTTCATATAAGATCCAACAGATCTCATAGTATATGTCAAATTAAATTCACCTGCATTCCATTTAGAAGATTGGAATCTATCTTTGACTAATTGATCTGAATTATAACTTACAAGTATATTCATTTGACTTG